ATCTGATAGTTTCAAAACCTCTTCTGCTCCTTCTGCATTACCGAACTCTCCACTGTCATCTACTGATATAATAAATGCGTCTGAACTCTCTCTGTAACTCTCTATTGCTTTTCTTGATAATTCAACTAATTCTTCGTTCACTAGAAATTGTGGGATTACAACGTATGTTTTCATAGTTTTATTATGTCTCTTGGTTCCGTCCAAGCATCTAATATTTTATTATTTTTCTCCAAATGTCCCCAAAAATCTTTATGAACAGTTGATATGTATATTACTTTGTTCGATACATCCAAATCATCTAGCCCTTTATGTAATATCTTCCTTGGTTTAATTCCATTCATTTTAACCTTCCTCCAGTGTGGTAACCAAATTTCTTTTATCTCTCTTATTGGTTTAAATTTATACAATCTATCTAATTTCCATTCCTCTACTCCTAATAACTTAGCTGAATAAATACATTGTCTTAAAACTGAATCTATTAAAATATCTCCCTCCCTCATTGATTCATACGGTATTCCTCCTCCTATTACCCAAATTATTTCCTCTTTCGGTAGTTCAAAGTCTATTGGTTGTTCGCTTGTATGAGTATATATTAGGTTATTTGCACAAATTCCATGATCATCCTCGTTTACATACGTTTTGTTTATATTTTCTTTTAAATACTTGTCTGATAACTGTGGCAAACATAACGGATATAATGTAGTAAATGAATATAGTAAATTTCTACCCCAATTTTCGTAAATAAACTCCTCATCTGAAATAACATCCTCTATAAACTTTATATCGTTTAAACCATTAAACTCTTCAATATTATGCTCTAAAATTACAATCTTTACCGAATTCTTGTATGCTTTATCCAAAACCTTTAAAATTCTATTCTTTGACTCCCCTTCTCCGCTTAATATATGCAATAAAACTGTATCATACCTGTTATTTTCCTTTAAAAACTCATCTACTGTTCTTGTTATAATATCATCTCTATCCTCTTTAAAACCCCATGGTTTATTTTTAACAACCTCACAAACTGTACCGAATAAATATTTTTCAACATGACCCCAAGCTTCTATGTGATGATTCATTTTTTTACCCTTAATGTGCATCTCATCTCTATTCCTACTACATCAAAACTTTCTATCGTCACATTAGCCTTTATTTCTGTGTTTCCATTTATCCCTTTGCACATACCATTTATTTTCTTTTCGTTCCATAAACTGAAATGACAGTTAAAATATGCCTCATCTGTTGATGCCTCTGGACAATGGATTGTGATTGTAGACCCATCCTTACATACTCTTAGTATTTCAAGAAAAACTGTTGGCAATTCTTCAGGAACTAAATGTTCTACAAAATGAGATGAGTATAATTCGCTTACTGAATTATCTGGAAGTGGTATTCCGCCCCTCACATCCCAAACTATTTCTTGCCCTTGATCTAAAATATCTATTCCAGTAAATCCCTCTCTTTTACTCTTTCCGCAACCTATATCTACTTTTTCACAACTATTATAATTAATTCGCATAATCACATTTATCACACAGTGGCAAGTCTCTTTTACCTTGACTCAAGTGCTGACGATACATATTATATTTCTTATTATTAAAAATTTCTCTTAACGAATCTTTGCTAGCGTCTCCCATTATTGCTTCATTGTTATAATCACTACAACATAAGACACACTCTCCATTCCACTTAATATACATTGTTTCAAAAGGTCTTTCACAATATCCGCTTACTTCTTTATCACTTACATCTATGTTCCCACCTCTGTTATAAAAACTATCTGGCATTTCAATAAAATTATGTACTTTTATCTTATCAGATGCTAGGTGTTTATACTTATCAAATATTCCTTTTGTGTAACAACTGATACTTAATTCTGTCAATCCTATCTTAAATAAATTCTTTAGATACTCTTCATTTACTAGCGTACCGTTTGTACTTACATAAATTCTATTGTCTTTAAAATCTTTTCTAATCTCTTTTATAAATTCTGGTATTCTATCGTCTAAGGTAGGCTCATTCATTAAATGTAGTGCGAAACTTCCTCTATATCCCTTTAGGTCTGATAAAAGCTTACTAAATAGCTTCTTTGTCATTTTATTCCCAGACTGTTCTCTGTAGCTATTGGGGCAGAACTCACATTTCAGATTGCATTTCTCTATTGTTTGTATTTGTATATATTTCAAAATGGTTTGTTTAAATAGTTTTCACTTGGGTTTTCATATCCATACGGGTCATTTCCTAGTATGTATGGACAATAATGCTTTCCTTGTCCACTTAATATCCAGAATTCTGCTTTATGTCTTCCATTCCCCTCTAGTATCGGCACATCTGCTTCTCTTGGCGGCGGTAGGTTTCTTATATAACTTGCGTTTGCCCACCAAAAGTTTCCTTTAAAATGTGGCACTGGGTCTTCACAATAACATGGTCCAACTGCGTCTACTTCATCTAATTTATCTACACACTCTTTCCATCTAGTAATAGTCCAATAAATCATACACTTTCTCCAATCATCAAAAGATTTTCCTTTTCTGGTGACTCCCTTTGTGTGAATATATAGTACTTTATAATCGTTTGTTATAGAAAAGTGCCTTAACATTTCTATTGTTGGAAACTCATATAATAATATATCCTTACACTCATTTCTTATAAAAATATTGGGCTTTATTCCAGATTCTTTTAAGCATTGCATTATTTCCTTATCAACCTCTTTATATGTTCCCATCTTTGCACAATGGTAGAATACCGCTATCTTAGTCATGCTCGTAATGATTAAAAAAATTATTCTCTCTTATGTCTCCATTTATTACATTAACCTTCAGTTTGTGTTTACAAACTATGTAAGGAAATGAAACTTGGTCTCTCCACTGCCATCTGCATATTTCAGCCCACCAATCATTCATAGCTCTTCTAACTTTTGGAGTGTTTCTTCTTATTAAGAAATTACATTCATACAGCCCTATAATCTGTAAATCTAGTTTTTTATAATACTCCTCCTGTTCTCTTAGTTTGGTTTGTAGCCATTCGTTATTAAATCTCAAATCATTCTTTAACACATGGAATTCTTCCCAAATACTTTTCCTGAACGGATGTTTGAAACAAGATATGTCTGCGTCTTCTAAAAATTCCTCCACTAATCTTTCTGGTGACTCCTTTAATGAGATATTCCCATCAACCCAAATTGTTATATTATCATCAAAGAACTTGTGAGGTAAAATCTTATAAATCTTTGCTTCCATAACTGGTCTATGAAATCTACCAGCATCACCGAAACATAAAACATCCTCTCTTCTATTATCTCTATCTCCAGTTATTGCTGTGTAAACTTGCATGAGCGTTGATGAGTTTTTAATCCAGCTTTACTCTTACAAACTTTTCCACATTCACAAACGAATGATTCCTTTTTGTTTTCCTTTAATGCTTCACGGACAACTTCTGCAGCTTCATCATCTTGCTTTTTCATTCTTTCTGCCTCCTGCTCCATTGAAATATCACTAGTCTCATCAGCTACATTAAAAGCAACCGCTTGTTTTTCAGTTTCTCCTATCATTGTATGACATTCATCATTTTTCCAGTTTTTAATCTCATCATTTTGAGGGCAAAACTGTATCCAGTAATCTATGTTCTTTATTCTATAGTTCATTTTATTATTTTTAACCAATTATCACTTACCTTATCCCAATTATATGTATCCTTAGCCCATTTAAACTGCTCACTACGATTCTTATCATCTTTGTTGAAACTTATTGTCTCTCTGCTTTTCTCAGTATCCCTAGTAGTAAGCATTGTCTTGCCGTCTCCGATACTTTTAAGTGTTTTAACATAACTGTCTATATTAGGGGCATCTCCGAATGTATTTTCTTTCTCCCACTTCTCTCCTTTGGTGTGTTTTTTTAACCCATATTGTATTGTTTCATTTAAAGCAGCGAAATCTGACGTTACACATATACATCCAGCTAATTGAGCTTTAACTGCACTTATACAGTGAATCTCGTAAAATTGTGTTGGGTACAAGAATATTCCTGCTTCTAAATACTTACCTGCTATCTTATCCTGTGGCAAAAAACGTCCTCCCTCTGCTCTTCCAGCCTCTACTAACCTATTAAAACGTATCATTTGCTTCTTTTTCCAATCCATTCTGTCTTTATCATCTGCATGAACGCTGTCATATACATCCCATCCGTAATACCAAGCTAATTTCCATGGACTTCTAGGGTCTTTCTTGATTAATTCTTCAAATACATCCAATGTTGCGTCTAAATGTCTGTCTGGTGAACTGGTATTCAATATTAGATAAGGATTCTTCTCTGCTGTTTTTTCAAATTCCTCTGGACTAACTCCATTGGGTATAATCTCAAATACGCTATCATCTACTTTAGGGAACAAATCTCTGTGAGCCTTTGTTTTAACAAAAACTTTATCTATTTTCTTTAATCTTTCTTTCGTGAACTCTCCTGCTGGTATAACATCATGTAAATCTATAAAAATCTTATCTGAATTGCAATCGAAATCTACTGGTTTTAATTGTCTCCAAAATATCGTTACATCTTGTTTATCTCTGGAATTATACATCCAATAAGGTAAATACCTAACTCCAGCAAACCACCTTTCTTTCTCACAATTATTATAAACTGTAACATTCCATCCTTTGTCTGCCCATTCTCTGCTTAAATTAATAACTGCTTCCTCACTTCCTCCGACATCTTGTTTGCCAGGATGCCATACTTTCGATGTATATCCACAATAATAAACTAAATCTTTTCCTGTTGATTTCTTCTTAATAAAGTTTATGTTTCTTAAATAACAGACCTTAGGATGTGTTTTAATCTCTTCTGGTAAATTGTTTAAATACTTATCTAGTTTACTCCCTTTAAGCTTCTCCGCTTCTTTAATATATTTATCTACTTCTAAAATCTCTCCTAATTCTTTTTTTATAATTAATTTCTTTTGTCTTAAATTTTCATCATTTGGATATATATTTAATAAGGTGTCTACGATCTTAACTGCTTTTTCAAACTTCCCAGTTTCAACATATATTCTCATCAAAAGCATTAATGGATGGTAGTCATATTCCATTGGGTTGTAGGCAATAATAGTCTTATCTGGTATCGGCATATTTAACCCTATTTCAATAAAATCTCTAGCTAGTTCTTTCTTTCCATGAAAATAAAGAATCTCAGATATTCTGTGATAAGCATTTGGATAAGTTGGTCTTAATAAAAGAGCTTGCAATGCGTAGTCCGTTGACTTAATTAAATCAGCTAAATATAAATATGCTAAAAACTTTTCCTCATCACTCTTTGATAAATCTATAAAGCTCAACCAAAAATTCTCAGCTTTACCATCTCTCATCATTGTATAAGCATTAGCCATTAACCAATGACTTCTCGGGTCATCTGGATTTTTTTTGTAAGCTTTTTTAGCTATTTCTAAATTTCTTTCAGCACTCTCCCCTATCCTTTCGTCATCTGTTAAATGCAATACTTCTATATCTTTTATAAAATATGCCTCTAACATTCTTGTTTCTTCAAAATCTTCATGTATTATACCAACCCATTTAACACATCCATCATTTTTTACTATCCTTGTTTTTATGTGTTTAGTAGTGCATCTTTTATATTCATCAAAATGATACAAATAATTCATAACTCCTGTGTCTATTTTACTATCTTGCATCACCTTAATTACATTCTTAAGGTTCTTAGCTCCTTTAACCACATCATCTGCGTCTAGCCAAAATATATAATCTCCAGTAGCTTGACTAAAATTATAATTACGAGCTTTTGAAAAATCATTAACCCATTTAAAGAATGACTCTTTCCCATTATACTTCTTAATAATATCTGAAACCTCTTTAATAGGCTTATTTCCTGCCTGAGTAATGCAAATTTCATCTACATAATCAGAAACATAGCTTAAACATCTGTCTAAAAGCTTAGATTCTTTTTTAGTCGGTTTTACTATTAAACAAAGAGATAATTTCATATTAATATTTGTTAGGAATTAAAAATTCTGGGAACTTCTTAGTAAACCACTTAAGCTCACCCTTGGGTTCTCCGAATGCTGGCTCATCAGTTCCAGTTAATACTGTTTCGAGTGCGACTGCTATCCCTTCTGGCATACTCATCGCATTTCTTATTTCAGTTGCCCCATTCAATTCAGCATAATTTCTATCTTCCAGTCCAGCCTTTCTTACTTTCATTATCTCCAAGAAGGCCTTGTATTCTTTTTTGTGATTCTTTTTGTAGTTTTCCACTACATCGGTGATGAATCTTTTTCTAACCTTCATATTTCTTTTTTATATGCATCTGCTTATTAAAGAATTTACATAATTTTTTAATTTTCATCATAAGTATTTATTTAACCAATTTAATAATCTACACTCAACCTCTAAACTATGTTCGTACTCAGCATAAGTCTTAAATTTACATTTAGGCATTTTCCCAACTAGATCAAAGTTTCTGTGTTCTTTTGGTATTGTTTTCCAGAATATTTTACTCCCATCACCTTCTCTAATTCCCCTCATTTGATTGTTATAAGGAAGTGTATATTTTCTACCAGTTAAAAATCTGTAGATACTAAATAACTTATTCATCTTCGTTTTCTTCTATCAAGGCTGCTTCAACAGTGAGGACACTAGTAGCAGTCGACAGAGCATTTAATAATGAATGCTTAACTGTTTTGAATGAATCGATAACTGTTTCTGATATATTTGGAGTAGTTTCAGATATAAGCAAAAATGGAGCTGTACAGACCTTTTTCATGATTTCTCCCTCCTTGGTATTTGAGCATTGTTTTGACGCCTCAGAGAGCGCTATACCGCCTCCCGTGACATATCCTAACTCGTAACTACCCTTAATTGCTCCTAAAGCATCCTCAATCTTAAGCACTGTCTCTATCCTTTCGACATCTGTAGCTTTACCTATTTTAATTTGGGCTATGCCACCAGTTAAGTTTCCTATTCTTTTATCAATCTCTTCTTTTTCATAATCTGATTGCTCTTTTGCTCTTTTATCTTTTAGTAGCCCTACTTTTTTATCAATATCTCCTTTTCCTCCTATAATAGTAACCCTGTCTTTTTCTATAATTACTTTATCTGCTGGCTTATCTCCTACAAAATCTTTAACATCTCCGATGGTTCTTATTTGAGCATAAGTAACTGGAATTATGTCGAAATTCTTTGTAGTTCTGGTTGATAGTAAAACTTTCTCTGAAAACTTATTCCCAATAACTATCAACTGGGTCTTGTCTTCGTTAATTGCATGAGTAATCTTTTTCTGTATTTCATCCATAGTAGGCTCATTTGAAACTAAAATATGAATACCCTCATATACCTCCTTCTGAAACTCATTAAATAACTTTGATTCTGCTGGTTTGGATTCAAATTGTATTCCTTTGACAATGTTGGCCTCTAAAACATCTCCGCTCACTTCCTCTACCGAAACTTTTGCGTCCTTACCTAGTTCATCATAAATATCAGATATAACCTCTGCTATTTTATCATCTAAGCTAGATGTTAACGCTAAATTATACAAATCTTTCTTAGTTTTAATCTGCTTAGGGTTAATTCTTTTCAGTAATTCGTTCGCTTCTTTAAATAGCTTATCTCTTAACTCCCGTTTATCTTCTGTCTGAAAATCTGTAATTATCTCATTTAATATAGATTGTAAAAGAACTAACGTGGTAGTAGTTCCATCTCCTGCATCTGAGTCTGTTTGACTAGCACACTGTTTAGCTAGTTGAATCCCAGCTTGTTCTATTTCATTTTTTACATCCACCTCTCTTGCTATTGATACGCCATCATTGATGATTTCTGATGTTTGTCCGTTATATATTAATACATTATTTCCATTTTTACCTAGACTAACTTTAACTGTATCGCAACACTTATCTATCCCTGCTTTTATTTGTTGTCTGGCTTCTGAGCCAAGTAATATTTTTTTCATTGCTGTCAAACCTTTTGGGACGAGCGGTTTGACGTGCCGTCCCAATGGAACAATTAAATTGTTTATATGGTAAGTCTAAGCTTAGCCAATGTTATATCCACTTGCAAAGAAGTTAGAGTCCTGATTCTTAGTTTCTAGAGTAAGATCTCCAGTAACTGCATAGAAGTCATATGGACCACTTCTTGCTAAATCTCTATCAATATATGCTTCAATCAACCAAGCAGTTTTGTGCTTCTCTGGGCGAATAGCAAGTACTCTTCCAGTAGCGTCACCACTTTGTTGTACATATCGGTGATAGTGAGTTTTTAATTTACCTAGTCCTGTTTCAAATACATCTACAACTGTTACGATTTCTCGAATGTTAAGACCAGTGTTAACAACATTAGTCTTATTAGTGAATCCGTCAGTTAAATCTTTAAGGTAAGATCCCATAAAGATATCTTGAGCGACATCACCATTAGAGTTGTCAATGTTATCTTTCATGTGTCCCTTCATGATACTAGCACTCCAAGCTACTCCAGATGTTTGAGCAGTATGATTTGTACTTTTTGAAATATTTTCAATCATTCCACTCATTTTAGGAGTCGTTCCTGATACTCCAGAAACTAGAGTTGATCGTACCAAATCGAATTCACATGAATTTCCCCAATCCTTCAACGCTTTAGTTGTTTGACGAGTTAGTTCATTTTCTCCGTGATAATGATCAATAGCTTGCTGTGTTCTTGTAACACTAAAAGGTTTTGCGATTTTTTCTACAATATTAGTCAATCTTGTAGGTGTACTTAGCGTAGCTGGAGAATAGTCAGCAGACTCAGATACGGCTTTTGATGCGGCAGTATCAAGTGTGTCTATTAGCACGCTGTGTACAGCGTCAATCGCTTTGCTCATTCCTATCATGTTTTTGATTGAAGTTTCTTGAGCAGTCAAAATTTCAACCAGCTTCATTACATCTTCCTTACGGGAAACATCCCCGTAGGAATTCAGTATGTTATCTGCCATTGGGTTGTAATCAATCTAATGCCTTCTACAGTTTTCCTTTGCTCGTTCCCAACATTGCTTCCACAAGTTTTTCTTGAGAGTCGGAATTGCCAGTTCTAGCGTTTTTCGCTAATTCTGCGTTATCTGCAGAACTCACTGGATTGATTCGATTATTTGTTGTTAAACTTTTCGAATCTCTAGAGGCAAAGTTGTCAGCGGTCTTTTCCCAAGCTTCAGCTATAGATATATCATTAGCTTTAGCGTAAGCCTTTACAACATCTAGGTGTTTTTTGGCTTCTGGTTTTGAAGCAATAAATTCTTTTTCAGCTAACTGATTTTTAAGTTCAGCTAACTCTTTAGCTACAGCATCAGTTGGGTTTTCCTCAACATTAGCTTCAGCCTTTTCTACTGCTTTACGAGCCTTAACGGCTTCTTGATCGCCTACGAGTCCTTTGAGGTTAGCATAGTGCTTCTCAAAATCCTCCCTACTTTTGAAGGCATTGTCACCTTCACGTCCTGAGAGTTTGTTTAAATCCTCAAGGGAAAGGTCGCCTTCCGCCTCTTTGGTTTCAACATCCTCTACTCCTTCTACTGGGGTATTTTCAGAAGCCTCTGGGGCTTGCTCCTCAATAGTGTCGGTCTCTAAGGGTTTGTTTTCTTCCATTTGGTTAGAGATTAATTAATTATCTAAATTTCCCCTTCGGGAAGTTTATTCATTTTAAATATTGGCTCATCGTCCAATAACTCATCTAGTTCTTCTCCGTTTACATGCACCCAAATCTCATCTATCCAATCCATTACTATCTCCACTGCTTTCTTATTAGCTTTCAAATCCACCTCATCATTAATATTATCAATCGACTTAGCCTCTCTTATTTTTTTGGCAAGAATTTCAAATGCATCTTTATTATCAGCCAAGAAATTTGTTAATTTTTCGTGTTTCATGTTTATAAATTAGGGGTTGGCATATTCTCTGGTAACTGTCCTGCTGTTGCTGGGGTTGCAGGAGCACCTTGTGCCCCGCCTGCTACTCTTGCTGCTTGTGCTTCAGCCACTGGTGATTTTTGAGGTTGCTCCTTAGTTAGCTTCTCTGCTGGTAATCCCATAGTATCAAATAATTCTTTCAATGTATCCTTAACTGGTAAACCATTTTGAGCTAGCAATCCCATAATAGATGTCAACTGCTGAGCTACTGCAGCTTTGTTCATTTCTTCATCTTGAGGTGATATTTCAATATTGTATTCTGTGTTAAATATATCCTTTGTCAATTCAATCCACCTACTATCTCCCATTTCGCCTATAGCATCCATCTCTTCTTGAATCATTTTCTCCATAACTTGAGGAGTAACTTGCATTCTCTCCCTGTTTGGCATTTCCTCTATATCTTTAAATACTTTGTTTCTAACTAGCTTTTTGTCTATTTCCTTTAAATCGTCTAAATCCCCAGTTATTCTGACTATCTCTTCCTTGGATAGCTCCTTATTAATAATAGGCATCATCTTTAATTCAATAAACTTAGCCAGATTAAGGAATAAGTCCTCCATCCTAAGATTATATCCTTTGGAAACTCCTTGTTGCTGAATTATAGCATTTGTTGCTGGCCTATTTCCTGCTATCTCATCCTCTTGAGTTGTTCCTGTAACACGAGTACCCCACTGTTGCGCTTGTTCTTCATCTCTGTAGGATGATGGGTCTATTGACCCCATCACCAATGGATCAATATCTGCTCCTTGGTCTAGCTTAATAGCTGATGTTGAGAATAGTTTTCTAAACTGTTGAGGAGTCACGTTGCCTCTAAGTTTAAACAATCCCATATGGACTACTCTAGCTTTATTCATCCTTAGATTAACTGTTTCGTTAATATAAGCTTGGATATCAAATAACATTTCAGCAATTCCTCTTCCATCCATTCTATTAGGAACTTCTTTTAGTTTAAACTCTCCAAAAGGATGATTTTCTATTTCTTCTACAGTATGAAATACTGTGCTTTTTCCTAATCCTGATACAATAGCTTTCATGTAAGAATACTGGTCTCTGTCTTCTTCTTTCCCTGTAATGACGAATTTAGGCAAATATCCATATCTTTCATAAACTTCTACGTAAGGTATCTCAGTTGTTGCATTTTTACCTGTACTCATCTCAGTTCCCATTCTATCTACTGTGGTAGTCCCTGTCACAAACTCACTGTTAGGCAACTTAAGCTCTCTAAATTCTGGTATAGGTAATACAAATCTTTCTTGAACTCCTGATGAATCATCCAACGTTTTAACAGAAGGATCATAAATCATGTTTAGCCTATCTACTATATCTATTCTTAATTTACCATCAACTCTTGATGCCTTCAAAAAACCTGTTCCATCAATCGCTACATTTCTGAGTAAGTTATTTAGTATTTTACCGAACTCTGTATCATCTAATTTCTTTTTAAGAATAAACCTATATATCTGTGCTGCGAAATAGGCTGATGGGTTCTTTGCTTTAACAACTATATCCTTTGTATCAATGTCAATGTTCTTAAGCATTGTTTCAACAATCCATTCTGTGAAGGGAACAAATATTTTTTTCCTTCTTGTTACTGGGTCGTTTTCTTGGTTAAAAATTCCGTAATAGTTCTTTCGAGCTTTCTTAACAATGTTTCGCATTAAAAACTGAACTCTGTCAGTTACAAAAACATCACCATCTTGCCAATTAGCTCTCTCCGAATTAAATATTCTTATCACCTCTGACTCTTGGTCAGTCGGCGTGTATTCTGTATTTACCATTCGTTTTCATGTTCGGCGAAAGATTCGCCGTCGTTATTATTTATATCATCTGGCGTAACCGCCCAATATCTCATCATATCGGCACAATGGCTAGACCAATCGTGTTTAGGATTATTTCTGTAAACTTTGTTTACCTCATCATAATCCTTATGGTAGTTTTTTAAACATTTTATAACTCTTTTGAGTTTTTTATCAATCCACAGCTGTCCAAGTTTTCCTCTTAATGAATCTATACCGTCGTCTCTATCTAAATTTGGAACTGCTGATTTAATCTTATCATTCTCTCTTATTATCTCAAACTCTAATCCTAGTTCTTTAGCTGATTCTAGTCTTGACTTACCAGTCCCTAATTCTCTAACAACTATGTCGTGCGGTGCATAATGTTTTCCATATATATAATTCTTTTCATTTAATTTTCTAATCCAATATCTTAATCCCTCTCCACTTCCTTCTAAATAATCAATCATTCTCCACTGGCTACCATGTTGTTGAAAGAATCCTATAGACATGGAGTCGTTCATTCCTAGATCCCACCAAGTATGAACTGGTATAGCTTCATCATAAGGAACTTCAGCAATCCTACCATCCTCTTCCATCTTTTCTATAATCTTTCCGTAATATGATCCAACTAATGCAGCAGAGAAACTATTATAATATTCTTGTTGAAATATTCCATCGTCACCATTCTTTGCTATAATTTCTTTTTTTTCTTGATCTAAAATTTTTTGCGATATAGCTCCTGTATCATCTACTGTTAAATTAGAAACAAACCAATTATTATCATCCAATGCGAAGTCATGCAAATCTTTAGCATGATTTTCCCCTCGAGGTGTAAAGTTGAATATTGCCCATCCATCATTCTCAGCCAATATAGGTCTTATGAAATCCCATGCTCTTGGATCTTGTAAAGAGTACTCTGAAAATACTACGCCCCTTGGATTCGTTCCAACTATAGAATCTATCTTATCTGAGCCAACTACCTGAAATGTACTACCATTTTTAAATTCAATAAACATTTCATTACCAACTGTACGTAGTCTAGTTTCTTTTGGTAAATGTTCTAAGAATCTAACTCCTTCTTTATCTGCTCCGTTCCAAAGAATCTTCTTTCCTTGGTTATATGTTGGGAATACATAATAATATGCTCCAACTTTATCGTAAATCTCTCTAGCTACTATATTTATATCTGTCTTTTCTTTTCCTGCTCTTCTATGCCAAACCTGTATTATTCTTTTAATTCCTTCGTCAAACTTATCAAAAATTATCCGTTGATATTCTCTAGGCCTATAATTATGAGGGATCGTTATTTCCATTTCTTATTATATTAACTACTAACGGCTCATCATTTTCATCTCCTCCTGTTAGCGGTTGTTTTGGTTTACCCATAGCTCTATCATTTATCTCCTTAATCGCTGTCATATCTCCTTCTAAAGCTTTCTGTTTTAATACTGGGCTAACTTCTTGTAAAGCTTCTATCATGCTTTGTTTAAACTCTGCTATCAATTCTTTTTGAGCTTTCTTTTTAAGTTTCTCTTCTTCTGTTTGTTTTTGTTGACCACCCCCTTTATTCCCTTCTGCAAACGTTCCATCTTCATTCCGTTTCCATCCGTCGTCATCCGTTTTAGATTTAACTGCTTTAACACCCGTTTTATCATTAATGTCACTAGTTGTTGTTTTGTTATCTTCATTCATTCTAATATCCCATTAGTGAGGAGAAAGCAAAAATATATCCTACTATAACTCCTACTAAAAAACTTATTACAGCTGTTATTATTAAATATACCATTAATTTACAAGTTATCTAACCGTTAGTAAAAGTTTTTGTTTTGTTTAGCAATATTTTTTCAAAGTTATTTTCTATGGTCTTGTTCCTTTATAAGAAACTAATTGATTTAACTCTGACCTTATATCCATTATACCATATCTAGCACAATAAATCAAGGATGAGAATGGCTTAAATAACCCTTTTTTCTCCACGCTTTTAAATTCTCTACGTTTTTGTCAACTTGAAAGGCATAATTAAATACTTCTACGTTCTCTTGGTAGTGGTGCATACAGTTCTTTCCTGTTCTTTCACAACATTTGCGACAAAAGTTACCGAATAAATTATAATAAAATTCATCTGATCTAGTTCCTTTGTCTATGGCTTTGTTACAAGAAGCGCATATATCTTTCATATAAATTAAATTAGTTTTTTGACAATCTCTGTTACTATTTGTGGAACCAAACCATTTCCGCATAATTTATATCTTTGAGTATCTGATATTTTTCCGTCAATTCCTTCGGCTGTCCAGTCATCTTTTAATCCCATTAGTCGTTCACATTCTTTAGGAGTTAGTCTACGAATCCTAGAATCTTTAATTAAATGCTGTGCTGTCTTTCCAGTTGTTGTTCCACAAGAAGTTCCTAGTGTTCCAGTTTCTTCTGAAGATGTTTTTCCATTATAAGGATTAGTTATAAATGGTTGCCTATTCCCGCCTTGCATTGTATTTAGAGTTGGACTTATTCCTTTTTCTGAATATACTCTGTCGTTTGAATGTTTTGGTTTGTTTATTTGAACGATATAAGTGCTGTCATTTTGCATAGCTCCTTGCTTTGTCTTTATCGTGGTAACAATGTTGCCCTTCCCCCTGCTCTGTTTAGTATCCTGTCCATCGCTACATCCGATAGGAAATACTTTTCGTCCACCGAATCCTCCAAGATGTCCGATAATGAACACCCTTTCTCTGTTTTGGGGAACGCCGAAATCTTTAGCGTTAAGCACTTGCCATTCTGCATCATACCCCAATTCATCCAGCGTTTTGAGGATTGTTCTGAAAGTTTTCCCCTGCTCGTGAGATAATAATCCTTTGACGTTTTCAAGCAAGAGAATCTTTGGTTGCTTTTCCTTAACAATCCTTGCGACATCAAAAAAGAGTGTTCCTCTTGTGTCATTAAATCCTTGACGCTTTCCAGCGATTGAAAATGCTTGGCAAGGGAATCCTCCACACAACAGGTCAAAGTCAGGAAGAGTTTTTGGATTGATTTTTGTAATGTCTCCATAGTTTTTATGGTTAAAGTGTTTGTTATAGACTTGGATGGCGTATTTGTCGATTTCTGAATAGCCAATACAAGTAGGCTTCCCCTGCTCGTATTTCCCATTTGTGCTTGTAAAAACGCTGAAATTCCTTGAGGATGATAGACCCTGTTCCCCTGCTGTCTGTTTTTTGTTAGTTCTATTATTTTCATACGCTTGTTGTATTCCTAATTCAAACCCTCCATAGCCTGAAAATAGAGATAAATATTTCATATAAATAACATACTAGTTATCATCCCAATAAATGCTGATAATAAAATAAGTATTACCCAAAATAATTTATCTTGTCTATCTTTGTAATTATAAAAGTCTTCTAATTCTTCTAGGTCTCTATCTCTGTTTTTTAAATACTTCTTGTAGTCTCTAGCCCATTTGTTCATATTATTTCTTTAGATTAATTATTCTCTAACTTTTTAACTTCTTTTTTGTAGTAATTTATTTGCTGACATAACCATACCCTTGTGAGTTTGAAAGTCTTTTGTTTTTCTCTGTTTAGTTTCTTTATAATGTCGTCCCCGTATTTTTTCATCATCCATTCTGCGTACTCTGTCATATTACCTGCCTTAAATACATTGCAAGCGCAACATTGCACGTGACAATTTCTTTCATCCCATCTAAGGACTAAGTGTCTCCTAGAAACGAAGTGACCATTTTGCATATCTTTTATATGTCCGCTCTTTCCGCACGTCACGCACCAGCATAATCCATTTCTCATCTCTTTCAGTCTAATGTACCTAGAGAATATCTTATCCAAGTCGTCCCTGAGCTTCAAAATTGGTCTCAGTGGCTTTTTTTTTGTTTTCTTTGCCATTATGTGTATTTAGCTTTATTTTTATTATACGGCTCAAATTATTCATCCAATTTGTACTAGCTATTCTAAAATCTAATCCTGACCATTGGTGGTAGTGATCGTAGGATATTTCTTTTTTAGGTGTTGTTTCTAGATATTTTTTCATTTATTTAATTCTGTTGTTTATTATTTCTACATACTTTTCGTCTTGTTCTATCATTATGAAATCTCTTCCTAGTTCTTTGCAAGCAACAGCCGTAGTTCCGCTACCAGCGAATGGATCTACTATCAAATAGTCTTCTGGTAAAATAGCTACTATCCTTTTCATTACTTCTAATGGCATTTGGCAGGGATGTTCTGTTTTTTCTTTAGAAATATTTTTAACTTGATTTATTTCCCACCAATCATAAAGTCTAGCTCTTTTACCATCTGCAATCCTTTTCGCTATTCTTTTGTCTTTAGGATTTTTATAATCTTGACCATACTTCTTAAAGTCTGGCTTTACGTCAAAGAAAGCTATGTCTCTATGTTGTTTGGCAGTGTTTGAATTATAAACCCAACTAACAATCTTTTCTGGGAATCTTCCTATTTTAAAGGATATTTTGTATATTTCTTCTGGATAATGAATAACCACAAGCGGATAATCCTGAAAAACATCATACAACATTTCGTAATATTCGTCAGCTCCTAAATTATCGTTGTAATTATTGTAATGATATCCAATGTTAAATGGTGGGTCAGTTACTATTATAAATTTCTCTTTTATTGTAGGTAAAATGTCCAAACAATTACCAAGTATAACTTTTTTCATTCCATTATCCTTTCTAGGTGTTTATTAGCTGACTCTTCAGTGTTAAATACATTCCCTGTTTTCCATCTGAGGTTATCTGCTTTATCATCATAATCAATGTCTGAACAAATATCTCCAAAACTATTTATAAACCAATACTCATCTCCTTCTTTAGGTTTTTTTACTGGTTCAAATAATCCTTCTGCTATATTAAAAGCATATAATTGCTCTTTACTATAAATAAACCCGAAATCTAACCCTCCCAATCCTTTTTCTATAACTCTGTAATATTCTTCTTCTTCTTTCATAAATTCTTTCATTGAGTTGGCTCTATTAAAAAGCTCAAGCGTTTCATTAACTTCATTACAAAACTCTACTATCTCATTAACTTTTCGTTTTAAGTCTGAGAGATTAAGTGTGTCTAGTTTTTTTTCTTCTTTTCCTTTTAGTTTGTTCATTGTTGTTTATTTATTAACTAATTAACTAATGTGTTTAATTTATTATAAATAGCTTTTAATTGTCTAATTGGCATACCGCTAAATCCTTTAGTTGTTTTTCCTTTTTCTTTTTGCATTTTCTTAATATGTTTAAGCAGTTGAAGTTTAGACCCGACATCAACACTTTCTAGTCCCATTATTTTTTTGTAGTCTTCGTAGTTTTCAATCATATTTTTAGCTTAATAATTATAAATCAAATTTTCCTAAATCTAAGTCTTTATTATCGTAA